GTCAAACATACCTTCTACAAGTATTACTCTGTTCTGTATTGGCTCTACTACAGGAAACAGAGGCATCTTAGCTCCAGGCGGAGTGTTTAGATACTTAGGCTGTTGATCCCCTGTTGTACGAGATTGAAAAGCTACTATACGTCCTGATCTATCTCGTATAGGGAAGCATATACGCCCTACAAAATCTTTGTCTGAATTAATAAACGCTTCAAAATCTTTGTACGTTTCGGGACGAATATTTCTCCAGTTTCCTACATACGGAGCATAGTTCTTGGGCATTTCCAAGCCTATACTCTCTGACCTCTTCTCTTCTATCTTCTTCTTGAGAAGCTGTCTCTTTATCTCCATCTTGTTTGCTTTCTCCCCAAAGTGTGTAAAGAGATTGCCTCGATACGCACAGGAGAAGCAGTTAAATATACCCGTAACTTGATCTATTCTCATACTCGGGTTACGATCTGCGTGATCTGGATTCAAACACCGCACTACATAATCTTTGCCCTTTGGAATATATTCAATGTTTTTCTGTCTAAGAAGATCTTCTACATTCACCAGTTATGTACCACGTTTGCCATTATGAAAAAGCACGTAAGAAAATTAACACCCACAATGAGAGTGCGTAGCAATGCAACGTAATTATCATACGGTTCTGTTTTGTCATCAGAGAAGCCTCCGAGAGCATACTTCCAAATTGTCCAGAGCTTAGTAATTTTCGTCTACTCCGAAACCTGCAGAAGCAAGAGCATCTCCATCCCAATCAAAAAGATAGTCATCGCCATCATAATAATCATCATAATCTTCATCGACCCCGTTGAGCTTTGAAACTACCAAGTCTTGTGCGTACTGGTAGTAGTCAGTGTGCTCATCATCAAAAAGATGAAAGTATTTTGATAGCTTTGATACTGTAATTTCTGCTTTCTCATACTCTTCTAGTCTACTACTAGACTCCAGACTATCAAATAAGTCCGTGATTTTAGGAGCGAGTCTTGAATTTTTCAATGTCATTTTGCCATCCTCGATATGTCTACGGCTTGTTGATCCGAAGTTACGGGTACTGCGTTGGATTTATGCATAGTGGCTATGCCTTTGACATAGCTTCCTGTATATTGCTGTGGTTCTCTTCTAGGGGTAGCTCCAGTTGTACTGTCATCTCTGGAGGGATATCTTTGTAACTCTTCTCGCCTAATGTCTGCATACGTCTTCGGCTTTGGTGGTAACGGTTTAAACGCATTTGACTTAACTGAACTCTTCTTTGCACTTGTAATCCTTTTCTTTCTTCTACCAGAGGTAGTATGGTTGATAGATCCGTGAAACATTCCCATAAAAAAATCCCCACTAATTGAACCATATATTATACAGTAATTAGCAGGGATTGTCAAGAACTATTTTTATCAGAGGTCGTCAATATCTTCATCTGTTTTATGGGACGAAGCCTCTCTTTCTTTTGGCGTAAGAGCTGTATCAGGACCAATCTTCAGGCTTTCCCAGTCCATAGTTGACGAGAAAGACTTCATACTAGCTGCTCTCATTTTCATACAATTAAACGTGATACACTGATCTTCTTGATCCCAGGTTTCGAGCGCGTAAGCCGCGTCCGCTGCATCAAGAATACCTTTGGCAAAGCGAGCTTCGCCGGTTGCATCCGTCTGGTATGGAGAGAACACTGTACATTCATACTCCTGTGCCATAGATTTTAAGGCTTTGGATACTTCAATCTGTTCCGTCCAGTCGTACTGCCCTCCTCGTGAGGGTAGGTTTGAACGCTTTACTTGATTGATATAGTCTACAATGATAACGCCTGCTTCTATCTTATTGACTTTCTTGTCCAATTCTGCACGTATTTTGGCAAGAGTAAGACTTGGATCATAAATAACATCCAGCTGCTGAGTCGGGAGAAGCTCATGCTGGGTAGTAAGTTTATGATGAAAGTCAGAGAAGTCACGTTTTTCTCTGTATTCTTTCAATCGGTCCTGGCCTTGCTGGAAGCGGCTCGCCCACCAGCCAGCCACTTTCTCCCACTCAGTCACAGAGAGATTCTGTGTACGAAGTCGAGAATATGGCACTCCAGTAGCAATAGAGCAACACCGTTGCAGTATTGATCTACTATCCATCTCTATCGTGAAATAAATAGCTGAACGGCCAGACTGAAATACATTGTTTGCAATGTTTGCACACGTAAGAGACTTACCTGAACCTCTGCGTCCTCCAACCAACACCAAGTCTCGGGGGGAGAACTTGATTTCATGATCGTATTCTGCATTGAGTCCAAGACCGATATATTTACCAATCTCTTCTTCAGGCTCAAACAGTTCTATACGTTGCATACTTTCTTGAGGAACCTCAAGATCAACTTTATCCTCGATATCGAGAACAATCTGATGTAGTTCCTGAACTGACTCTTCCGCGCTTGCAAAAACAACGGAACTGTCAATATACTTATCAAGAGAGTTTAATATCTCTTTCTGAGTATATTCGTTTTTGAGATACTCAAGTAGGGTTGTCGGATCAACGTCTACTTCAAGAGCCTCGATAGCGAGAACCTTGTCGCGTGTATTAGCGTGCCGTATACCTAACTTGAGATCATCAAAAGTAGGGAACTCATGAAACCCTTCACAGTGTTTATCAATGTGCTCATACAGCAGATGATATTCTGCAGGCAGGTACTCTTTACGCAGATAACTCCACGTTTCAAAGTCCCGCAGCAAAACGCACTGCTTGATTAAAGCACTAGATATATTCAAAAGTTCCCCCGAACAAAGAAAAGCTGACCGAGCAATAAATACTCAGTCAGCTTCTTAACACTTACAGTGTAATTACTGAGCCGACTTAGCAGCTTTAGCCGCACCGTCATAGTCAGCGGCAGTCAAACCACGGCGAGTAAGCATAGTCTTAACACCGCGTGCAGTCTTGCCAATTGTTTCAGCAATAGCTTCAACTGTCATAGAGGCAACGTCTACGCCATCCAGAGGATCTACATTAGCGGAACCGCGAGTAGTCTCTTGACGGGGGATAGCAGCGATATCACCAGAACGAAGAAGGCTAAGAGCCTTACCACGTACACTGTTTACAGAACGATCGAGAGCTTCGGCGATTGCTTCAACAAACGCACCATCATTCACCATAGAGATGAAAGTAGCTTCTTCGTCTTCTGAGTAAGTGCGAACACTCTCTACCTTAGGAGCAGGCTTAACGTGCTCAGTCAATTCCATAGACAAGATTTTGCCTTGGATAGACTTAGGAGAGAACGAACCTCCTTCAAAATGCTCAGCGATTTGAGCATAAGTGTACTCGCCTGAGTTATCAGTAACGAAAGTACGGAGGGTTGCTTCTTGAGACTCGCTGAAAGACTTGCCTCCAGCAGCAGAAGCGAGTTCTACTTCATAACCCATCTTTCGCAGCTTGCTAGAGATAGAACGAGTAGAAGTTTCAAGCTGATCTGCTGCTTCTGCAACAGTAGCTTGAGATACAGGCGACTCATCGCCTACAAAGTTAGTCAGAGCGTCAGTACGCTCATCAGTCCACTTGGGAAGTGCCATATTAATTCTCCAAAAAAGATCTTAGATCTGTTACTATAGTAACGCCAGTGTCTCTGGCTTGTCTAGTTTTAGCGGATTCTTGTCCGCCTTCATTTATTAGAAATGATACTTGCTTTGTTAAGCTCGATTTTACTTCATAACCAGCCTGATTCAAGGCTGTAGTAGCTTCAGCTTTTGACTTGAAACTCTTCAAGCGACCACTAATACATACCGTACCTTTATCCACGGTTGGATATGAAGGAGTCTCAGAAAAGAACCATCCATGAGGAAGTACTTCTTCAAAATAAGGTAGTTCATTTTCTAGCCAGTCGAGCAAGTTTGCGGTTGCCTTCGGACCTAGGCCGGCACGCTCACAAGTGTCTGCATTTATATCATGTATATTTTCAACAGTCTCAGACAGCTTCCGTGTTGCCGTGTTTCCGATTAAGGGAATGCCAAAGGCTGGCAAAAGGCGCTCCAAGGGCGCGTTACGAGAGTTCATAATTTGCCCCTGCAGCTTATTTGTCACTAGCTCGGAGTCCAACGATGCTAAGATACTACTACGATCTGTAGTGTAAATTTCGGACGGACAAGTCCAACCAAGTTTCTTGATAGATGCAGGGCCGAGACCCTTGATCTTCATAGTCTTGGCAAAATGCTCCACAGACTTATACTGTTGCTCGCCACAAGAGGTTGAGCGGCAGTATAATAAATCATTCTCCCAAAGCAGGGCACTGTCACAAGAAGGACAATGCGTAGGGGGTACGATTTTTTGGAACATGGATTACTCCGAATTAGTGAAAAGATATTATACGAAAAGTTGAGGTAAAAGTCAAGAATTATTTTTCTCAATGTCCACTCGTCGCACGATTCGTGGAATTATCTCCCCGCTTCGTATAACTTCAACTTGACAACCTATTTCTAGGCCAAGGGAGCGAATATACTCAATGTTATGTAGAGTTGCCCTTCCCACTAAGGCATCCCCCACTTCGACTGGGCGTAGAATAGCTACTGGGCTCACAACACCAGATTTGCCAATCTGCCACACAACATCGAGTAATTCTGTAATTACACCCTCCTTCTGCTCTTTAAGAGCAAAAGCCCCGCGAGGGTGGTGAGATGTATATCCCATTTTGTAAAAGGATTCGTAATTATCTACTCTAAACACCTCGCCATCGGTTGGATAGCCAGATGAGTCGAAGTGAGTGACAACATCAAAACCTTTATGGGCCAAACATTCTAATGCGCCAGATAAAGTTGCGTAATCTTTGCCTTGAATATCATACGCTACAAAGCGCAGATCTTCAGCACGAGAACGAAACTCCTGTATGTCTTTGAGATTCAAAGACCCTGACGCATAGTTGCGAGCGTTTGGAATAGTCTCGGGAGCGACTACCTCCCCTGTTATCTGTACAGTCTCTTTTAGATCAATACTAACAGGCACAATCTCTTCCATCTTTAACGTGATATCACGACCAATATTGCCGTCTCCCCTGGTTAAAGCCTGGGCTAGGTGACCGTTAATGTACACCAATGAGATTGCTGCTCCATCGAGCTTGGGAGTACGAATATACTTCGCACTTGTACTGTCTACTTCACTTATATCAAAAACTTTCTGTAAGGAGTACATCCTAAACATATGGGGAACACCGTCAGTTACCTGATAGCCTACCTGATGATAGTTGTACATCTTAGCTAAGTTATCAAACTCTTCGTCCGACAGAATCGGTGTTCCCGAGTAATACATAGCTGAAGCTTTTTCTAAAAAATGATGCATACAGTTCCCTCACTCAATAAACAATATTATACAGAAAGAAGGAACAAAAGTCAAGAACTATTTTATATATAAGTCCTTAATTAAGTCAGAGAAGTGTTCCTCTATGATGTCCTTACTTTCTGCTAGGGATAAGATCTCTACTAATCCCTCAAATAGATTTCGAGAGTTGTCAAAGTCAAGAGGCATAGATATACCTTCTTTACTAGGCTTCCACTCTTCATCAAAATCGAGATAGTACTTACGTAAGCCCAAATACTCAATACCTCTAAAAGTAGAGATAGTAAGACGGACTTGTGTCTCCTTTACGTCATCGTAATGAATAACCTTTTCAAATACTTCAGGTGCTTGATACAGTTCCATCTTAGTCTCCGTTTTTGAGAACGGAAGATAGAGGAACTACGCTTGTCACGTTCAGTGGTTTGAGTAGGCGAAAAGAATCTGTATCCCAACAGAAGAGCAAAAGAGTATTGTCAGACTCTTTTGCCCGATTCTTCTTTTGTTGAATATAAGGCGTACTGAAGTCCAACGTGCAGACGTTGTATTTCAGTTTATTACTGTTTTCACTACGATAAGTGATAACAGCGTCACCATACTCAGCAACGAGCTGTCTTAGTTCTTCTTTTTTCACAAAAGCTCCTAGGGAAGCGGGTTGGCAGAATCTTCTGTCGTCCCAACATATAGGAGCTTAGTTATTAAGAATTAACAGCAGCAATGATGCCTGCAAAGTAGTTAGCAGCTTTACCAGTCAACTTGCTGACGATTTCTTCGTCAACTTCTTGACCAGCATCTGTAATAGCGGCTGTAAGGCTTTCAATAGCGGCTGCTTTTGAAACACGCCCACCGCCAGTGCTACCACCACTAGAGGCTGATTTAGCTGCAGGTGCTTTCTTTACGTACACACCAGCTTTGGTAAGTACCATACGTACACCGTTAGGTGACTCTTCGTACTCTTCTGCAATCTCTGCAACGATCTCCATGCTGTTCTCAGGTGTTGGACCAGCTTCTTCGTAAGCAGCAATAACAGCTGCTTTTTTATCGTCGTCCCATGCCATTCGTCTTTTCCTTTTAGGTTTGCCATAATACCCTGGACAAGTGCCCAGGCGTTCAAGTTGTTGTAAATAAAATCGGTCGCCCATTGGTTCCCTCATCTTCAATACTATGTATTATACCGATATGAGCGACGAAAGTCAAGAAATATTTTTGAGATGTGGATAAATTCTATTATCTTTAAAATAGTCGGCATCCTTAAACCAAGTAGTTTTAGCTGCCCAATCAGCATTAGTATGAGTACTGCCTCCGATCTGACGAGTAAAGTAACCTGCTTCCATAGCTTGCTTCAACTCTTCTCGTGTAAAGAAGGCGAGCACTATCTCTTCTCTCTCTTCTGCAGGCCTCCAACCTCTTTTATGGTATACGCACTCGTCTAGCTCGTGGTTTATGCCCAACACTGCGAGAATGTCATATCCTTTTTCTAGTGCTATGTGCTGCCATAGAAACTCATCCGCACTGATTCTTTTCTCCGGGTCTTTTCTCTTATGAGTAGAGAAAGACGTTTTGACTTCTATTTTGCACTGGTTTGTTTCATCGAATAGATCGTAGTGTGCTTGGTCAGGTGCTTTAGTTATACGCAGGCCTAGCTCTTCTAGGTACTCTTGTACGTACCTTTCACCAGTAAATCCTTTTGGTTTATTTGCTTGTTTGTTCCAGTCAGAAAATTTACTAAGCTCCCAACAACTCGTTATAGTCCTGGGAATAGTACTCAAAAAATGCTCTAAATCCATTATATCTTACTTAAGTTAACTCCGTACTTTTCTAGGTGGGTTAGTTTACCAAGATCATACGCTAAAGAGAAGGCATTAAATCCTCCAGTCATAGCTTCGATATACATTTCTTGGTTTTGCCGTACTTTTTCCATTACATAAATAGCATAACACTTAGAGCCATACTTCTTCTCGTAGTTTACATCTTTGTATCCAGGCAACTCTGCCTGATAGTCAACAGAGACTTCATGACGCACGACTGCAGGCGCAGAGTAGCGTGCGGCCCATACAATCTCTCCTTCATCAAACTGTTCGGCGCAACATTC